GGGGTCTTAGCAACTCTATACACCGACGTTCATAGGGGTGACGCCCTCACGTAGGTGGCCTACCCACCCGACACCCATCTGGAATTGCCTGCAGTGCAGGCCCAGGTGGTAGCCGGTGTGGTCAAGGCGATAGTATGTTCCCACTTGCACTCAGCCTTTAATTACTGAGCGTAACCCGTGGGTTCAGAGGAGGAGCCTCACGACTCCCCCCCGGCATTACACCGGCTATCTATACAGAAGACCCGACAACGACAAGACGGCATAGTTCCCTACGGGGCCTTGTTTTCTTTCCGACTCACTCTACCCATGGTGGGCCGGAACGTTGTCCTGCGAGAAGAAAGTAGCAGACGCATTTGACGGACAGAAGAAACCACACGACGGCGGTAAGTCGACACGGCAATTCATGGTGACCCATGCAACGGCCAGTCGTATACCCTCGATCATGTTATCAGTGAGATCGCTCAAACGATGCGCGGGAACGCTGTGATTTAACTCAGCTATTTTACCGCGCAGAGCTTTCCCAATTTGAGACATGGTCGGATCCAATTTATCTTGGGAAACGACACCAAAGGCGGTCTCCTCACCAACTTGCCAGAAGGTGAGGACCTGCCGATAGGCGTCTTCCAAGGAAATTGAGGTCGGGTGGTTAACCAACGCTTTGAAACCGAACTCGCGGACCTGTTTCTCGATGAACTCGTCTGCCCATTTCGGGGACTGTAGGGTGGTACCTGCAGGCCTGAACCAGGCAGTTGAGAGCTTCGAAAACTGAAGGCTGGTACCCTTCTCTTGTTTGATCGACGAGAGAAGTATCCTCAGCGCTCGCGTGTACTGGAACTCCTTCCGGTACTCTCTATTCGGTCGGAGAGACGGGTAACCGCCCCCCCCCACAGAACGTGGGAGGAATGGCGGGATACCGACTTTCCGCATGCGGGTTATCATTACCGCATGTGAGTCGCGGACGATATGGTGTATCCGGTGTTTCAAGCCGGAGTCTGCCTTATCGAACGCACTACTGATGGATAGGGGCACGTCAAGAACTGACGCACCGTTCCTTGTCCATTCAGCCTCACCCAGTAGAGATCTTACGGATACAGTGCGAATGCACTGAACACCGAAGGTGTCCCTTATAGCAGCCTCCTCTCCGAAAACAAAGCCCTTGGCCGAGGCCAGGTCCTTACCTTCAGAGGGGAGACCACCTGTTCTTAAGAGAACCCGAGTGTAGGCTTGGTTAACCTTGGGGGGCACCAGGGAGACATAGTCATCCCCGATGACCCGATACAAGGCTACCCACGCCTTTTTGTAAGATCGCGGCATTCCTTCACGCCAAGCCCTACTGTGCATCCACATATTGTAGATACACAGTAGAGGCCATGATGTCGGGAGACCCATAAGGATCCCCCGCGACGTAACTTCTTCCTCTCCCCCCCACCGGCATTTGAGATTACCGGTGGCGAGGATCAGAAGTTGCGCAGACTTGGAATCCCGTGGGATCCCAAGACCATCAATGGTGCCCTCAGCTAGGGCTTGGCACAAGTCGCGTGGCATGAGATCAGTCGCGGCAGTTAGATCAGCAGAGCGGAAGATGAACTCGTTGGGTAGGGGGTGATTCCTCTCC